AATCAATTGATGAACCAGTAAAAAAACATAAAAGAAAAAATACAAAAATTTGAAAAATATAATATTATGATTCTATATTTTTTATATAAATCCTCAAATATAATAACAAAAAATCATTGTTTTTGTTATTATATTTGAATTTTTAATTTTTATTTGAATAATAAACAATCTCTAATAAAGATATCTTCTGGTTTCATTTTAGCATCACATTCTATATATTCTTTTTCAAAACCAAATTTAACATAACCATTTGATTTATACAATCGTTTAGCAATTTTTAGAACATTTTGAGCAAATTTAATATATATGTTTAATGTTTTTGTTTTTTTCATTAATTTGTTATCATAAACAACATAACATAATCATAAAAAGCATAATTTTCTGCTAATGATTTATTAGTATTATAATATTTTTCCATTATTTCTTTGAATATTCGTATCATTTCTTTGTTATTATTAAAATCAGAAAAATAATGTGATGATTTACTACGATGATAAAGCATGTTTCCAATTTGTGTAATATTTGTGTAGTATATTTTTTCATTATTTTTTTTCAATTCATGTAAAACATAACCTAAACATACTTCATCTAATCCATATGTAAATTTTGATTTTGTTACTTGTTCACTTTTAACTAATTTTCTAATTTCCAATGATTTATTAAAATCATTAATTAGTTGTTTTGTTTCTTTATTGTCACCAACATCAATAACTTGATTTAAAAAACTATCAAGAATATGATGATCAAACTTTTTTCTTGCAATCATACTATTAGCACATGGAAATAAATAGTCATCATATTGATGTGTTATTTTTTGTAAGTGACGTAATCGTTGATGACATTGTTTTGCGATAAAATATATAACTCCGTCTGTTTCTTGTAGTAAATCATATTTCTCTTTTATGTATTCAATATGTCCTTCACTGTTTTTTTCTTTTTCTAAATCAACATCAATATCCATAAAAATCATATTATCAAGATATTCATTATCATAATCAAACATTGGTATATAACGTACTATTTGTCCTATTGTTCCAATATGATATAGTTTATTTTCACTTTTGAAGGTTGGTATATTATAATGAACTAATTGTACACGATCATCATGTTTTAATTTTTCAATTAATGGAATCCAATATTTTATAATATATTCATTCAAATATTTATCACTATGTTTTGGAATAACAACACTATCATCAAAATGTAATCGTAACACAAAATCAGGAAAATAAGTTTTATATACATTTATCAAATTATTTAATCCATTGTAATATATTTCTTGTTTTTTATATGATTGTTCCATACAAAACAATATAACAGATATTATATTTGGTTTGTGTTTTGTGTAATATTTTATTAATTCTAATTTATCCATTTTATTATAAAATTATAAAATAATAAAAATTGAATAATATATAAATTAGATAAGATACAATAAAGTATATTAAAATTATAATACAATGGATTATAGATATACAATAACAGATGTATATAATTTTATAGAGACTACATTGTTAAAAGAGTTAGAAGAGTCTGATAACTTCTTGAAATTCAAACAAATTATTTTATTTATAGTAAATCATAACATTCATGTCCATGTAAATATAAATAATATTCGTAAAGCAGTCCAATATACAATTGAAACAATTGGAATAGATCGGGTTTTAGTTATTGATTTTTTTAAATTACGAGAAGAAATTGTTGAATTTGTAATCAATATCATAATAAAACAGGAAATTATAATACCAGAAAATATAATGATCAATCTAATAGATTTAATAAACATATCACATGACAATTTAACAGATACTAATTTATATATTTATGTAAAACAATTATTAAAACATAGATATTTGAAGATAAACGAACAAAATGTTTTAAGACTTTTAGAAACTAATATTAATAATGATAATTATTTAACAATAATTATTGAGTTTATTAAAAAACTAAATGATATTAATTTATCAAAAATATTAATACAAACATTATTAAATCAAAACAATCAAAATAAATTTTTTAGCTCTATTTATTTACTTGATAATATTCCTGTTGACATAGAATGTACACAAATGATTTTTAGTTTATGGAATGTTAAATTAATAAAGGCATATATTAATAAAAAATTTGTACCAGATAATATTTGTTGGTTAAATGTAATTAATAACATTCCAATAAAAACAAGAAAAACAAAAATACCAAAAGGAAGATTAAAAAATATAAATAACACATTCAATGAAATTGTTGAAGTATTTATAAATGGTGGATTTGTATTAACAGAACAACATGTTATTGAAGCATTAGATAAAAATTTAGTAGTTTATGATTTTGAAAAATATGGAATTGAATTTTCACAGAAAATAAAAGATAAATGTTTAGAAAAAAATATTAATATTATTGATAAAAACATGGATTCACAATTAAAATTTGAAAGTATGTTTTTATATATTGAAAATTTTAAAATAATAGAATCATGTATACATAAAAATAATATGATTCCAAATATGCAATGTTTATATAATGCATGCTTATCTGGAAGTACTAAAATGATACGTGATGTTTTTAAATTCAATGAAGAACTTATACCAGATAAACAATGTTTTTCAAATGTATTTAATGGAACAAAAAATAAATTAAAATGGAATATGTTAAGTGAATTGACAAAGCATATGAAAGAATAAAATTGAAAAATTTATTTTTTATTATAATATATTTCAGAAGAAATATATTATAATGGAAGAACGATTAAACAAATTAACAACGGAACATGCTATTATTGGTGTATTTAATTGGATTAAACAATGTGACTTTAACGATGTAATAAAACGTTTTTTTGATAAGCATATTAACAATTTACCATTGAATGTACAAACATTGATGCGATATTTAGATTTGCCATTAGAAATGTCACAATACATTTTTGATATAATTTGTAAAAATAACAGAGTGATTTCTGGTGACGTAACATCTAAAATTATTACATTAATTTTATCAAATGGAAAGCACAATTGCCCGTATTATTTCACTGATGAAGATCAACGAATTAAAAATATATTTGGTCGGAAATGTTTTACGTTCAATGTTGATGTTTTTTATAATATATTTATATTTAATAAATGTGATGATAATAGTTTTAAGAAAATTATAAATTTCATATTTAAAAAATTTAAAATGATTGATGTAATATCCAATATATTAGATCTTATTATACAACAATGTATAGAAAATAAATGTGATTTAATGTGTGAGAGTAAAATTTGTGAATATATTTTAGACAATATACCAAACATTGAAGTATTTGAAAAAATATGTTATTTACGTAATCCTGAATTAATAAAATATGCTATTGATAAAAAACTAATACCAACACAAACATGTTTTAATAATGTTGTAGATTCAATTGTAGAATGTAAAACATCACATAAAATATTATATGAAATAAATGAAAGACTTGATGAAATATTTAATACAATTTTATCATTTTTTGTTCAAGGAGGATATGTATTAACAGAACAAGATATTGAATATACTATAAAAAATAAAATAAAAATAAATAAAATAGAAAAATATGGAGTAGCATTAACAAAAAATATGTTTTTATTATGTAAAGAATTTAAATTTTTTATATATGATTTTAGTAATATTGTTGATTCAATAGAAATATTATATATTATGTGTCTTACTAATACTCAATCTGATAAAATTATTGCATATATTGCAAAACATAAGCTTATACCAGATATAACATGCTTAGAAAATACATGTGAAAGTGGAAATACACATCTAATCCAATATTTTATAGATAAATATAAAATAAAAGTAAATAAAAAATGTTTTAAAAATTTGTTACAATGTAAAAGAAATGCCGAATTGTTAAATGCATTTGAATGTATGGTTAATAATATGGATTAGTAAATTTATTATAATTTGACTATAATAAATTTATATTTATTCTTTTGTTTCTTTATTTTTTTTAGGTTTTCGTTTTTTTTTAGTATCATCAAAACCAATAGACTGAAGTTTAGTAAAATATATCATAGGAAGAGGAGAAAACAAATATTGAAAACCTTGTAGAAAAGAATCACACATATCATCTTTTTTTGTATGAGTTTCTAATATTTTTTTATCATTTTCATTAATTAAAGCAGAACAATATTGTATACCTAATTTTTTTGTTAATTTATAAGCATTTGCTTTTGTAGAATCTTTTAATACTCCATTTGTATTTTCAATGTTAATTTTAAGTTTATTTGATGGAGATACAAACTTGATATCTTTTATTTTATGTCCTTCAATCATTCCATAAATAACAAAATAAGAATACAATAATGCTGATATTGTCTTCATTGTAGGATTAATAAATGTTGGTTGATTTTCAATAAGGACCTCGTCAACTTCTAATAATGTACTTTTCGTTTTTAGAATTGTATATAACTTTGTTGTTAATTGTAATGTTGCTGTTTTCATACAACTTTTTTTATATTTTTTACATTTAATATTTTTAACAAATTTATTAGCATTTTTTTGATGATCAACACACCAATTATTTTCAGTATGTTCAATACCACAACAACACATATTATCACATAAACAACATTTTTTATTTTTAATACTCAAATTATCAATATTAACTAATTTTGGAATATATTTATCTTTGTGCCTTCTACAAACAAGTGATATTTCATTTGTTGTTTTATTTGTTATACAATAACTTGCTTCCAATTTACAATTGTTAAATTGACATTTTTCCCCTTTTTCTGCTAAATTAATAACATCCCATTCAATAATCGTAAATGTATCTTTATCTTTTTTTCTTTCAATTATACAATATGCCAAATTTTTAATTCCAACATCCCATGACAAAATTTTCATTATATATATCAAAAATACTTTATTGATATAATAATAAACTTACATAAGTTATAATAATTTATATTTATTTTTTTGTTTCTTGTTTAATAATTTTTTTTACTTTAATAATATTTTTTTCTATTTTCATAACCAATTCATCAATCTGATCAATTATTTGTTCAACTTGTTTATTCTTTTTTTTATCCATTATGTATAAATATAAATATAAATAAAAATTGAAAAATATAACAAATATAAATTAAAGATAATATATTAAATCAATAAAAATGGAAAAATTAAAAAAACAGATGAATAATGATTTTAAAATTCATTTATTACCAGAAGAAGTAAAAATTTCAACAATAACAATGGTTTGTAGACTTCCTACAAAATTTAATTGTTCAAATATTGCTACATATTTTCCATTAGAATATGATGGAATTATTAATATTATTCATGGGAAGTTTGGTGATATAAAAACAAATCGTAGTTTAATAAAAAAAAAAGCAAGGAAAAATAATAAAAAAAAGAAAAAAAATTTTTTTAATCAAACAACATTAATTATTCATGTAAAAACAAAAATCAAACCAATAAATGTTAAATTATTTACAGATGGTGCAATACAAATGACAGGATGTGCATGTGTTGATGACATATTTGAAATATTGACAAAAGTTTTTATGGAATTAAAAAGAAAAATATTAGATGATGATGGAAATTTTGTCAACTTTGTAGGAAAAGTTTCTGCTATCAAAATGAACAAATTATCTAATTTAAAAATTTCAATGATAAATAGTAATTTTAGAATGCCAGTATGCATTGATAGACAAAAATTATACAATCTACTTTTATCAGAAGATTATTATTGTATATATGATCCAGTTAAACATGCATGTGTTAATATAAAATACAATTGCTCTGATCATCAGATATCTATTTTTGTTTTTGAAAAGGGTGCAATTATAATAACTGGTGCATTACATTGTGGACAAATTGCAGAAGCATATGTTTTTATTAACAAATACATTCTTGAAAATCTCCCCAAAATTGAAAAAAATAGTCTTGTTTTTCTTGATGATTTATAAAAAAATTGAAATAGTATTTGTTTCAATATAATTGCAATAATAATAATATATATTCAACAATGTTTC